TTCCAGACCTTGGAACAACAGTGGACCCAGCAGACGCAAAGCGCTGAGGCCGCCCAACTCGCATCCGCACAAGCCGAAATCGCCGATTTCGCGAGCAAGCCGGAAAATCGCTACTTCGAAAACGTGAAGAACGAAGTCGCGGCGTTCCTGCAAACCGGACAGGCTCAAACCCTGTCTGAAGCTTACGACAAGGCGGTCTGGGCCAATCCGGAAATTCGGGGCCTCCTGCAAAAGCAGACGGCGCTGGATAACGCGAAGAAGGCGACCGAAGAAGCCGCGCGAACGAAGGCCACTCAGGCGAAAGCCGCATCCGGGTCTGTCACCGGAGCCCCCGCACCAGGCGCGCAAGCGCCACGGGCCGGCTCCTCCGGAAACCTCCGAGCAGACCTCTTGAACGCCGCGCAGGAGCACGGCGCCCAGGTCTGATCGGCTATGCCCCAACAGGGGCGAGGAGCTGACAGATGGCCTTTCCCGGCCTTTCAGATATCGTCACCACCACCCTGCGTAACCGCAGTGGGGTGATCGCCGACAACATGAGCAAGAACAACGCGCTGCTGATGCGTCTCAGCAAGCGCGGCAAGGTGAAGCCCGTCTCTGGCGGTCGCACCATTGTTCGCGAACTGGCCTACGCCGAGAACAGCACCTTCCAGCGCTATTCCGGTTACGAACTGCTGAACGTGGCGCCTTCGGACGTCATCTCGGCGGCTGAGTTCGACTGGAAGCAAGCCTCCGTCGCCGTGACCATCAGCGGCCTGGAGCAGATGCAGAACTCCGGTCCCGACGCCATCCTCGACCTCCTCGAAGCTCGCATCGAGGTCGCTGAGAAGACGATGCAGAACAACCTGTCGTCCGACATGTACTCGGATGGCACCGCGTCGTCCGGCAAGCAGATCGGCGGCCTCCAACTGCTGGTGGCTGACACCGTCACCTCCGGCACCGTGGGCGGCATCAACCAGGGCACCTACACGTTCTGGCGCAACCAGACCTTCCAGACCACGACCGAGATTGGCTCGGCTGCGTCCTCGACCAACATCCAGCGCTGCATGAACACCATGTACATGCGGACGATGCGTCAATCGGACAAGGTCGACCTGATCATGGCCGACACGAACTACTACCAGTTCTACTGGCAGTCGCTCCAGGCCATCCAGCGCATCACCAGCAAGGACATGGCCGACGCCGGCTTCACGTCGCTCCAGTACATGGGCGCCGACGTGGTTGCGGACGGCGGCATCGGCGGCGGTTGCCCGACGAACCACATGTACTTCCTCAACACCGACTACATCTACTGGCAGCCCCACCGCGAGCGGAACATGGTCCCGCTCGACAAGGTCCAGTCGATCAACCAGGACGCCACCGTGCAGCTCATCATCTGGATGGGCAACATGACGGCGTCCAACCGCGAGCTGCAAGGCGTCATCTTCCAGACCGCCTAGGTCTTCAACAGGGCCGGTCTTCGGATCGGCCCAACAGACCTAAGGAGGGTCTGAATTATGGCTGCTTCCACTACGGTGTTTTCCACCACCCCCACTCTCGGCGTCGTCCTCAACTCGAAGGCGTCGACCCCGGCTTTCGCTGCCAACACTCGACTGAACGGCAACGACGGCCACGTCTATCTCTACGTCAAGGCCTCCGAGGCCATTGGTTCGATCACCACCTGCATCATCGGCACGTCCGGGTCCGCCTCGACGGATTCCGGTTCTGCCGGCTGGACCGCCAATGTCACCGGCGGCGCTGCGACGGGCCAGTATTTCTGGGTGAAGCGGACCACCCTGGCCTAGTTCAGGCCCGGTGGATTTGGGAAGGGCGGCGTTTTCGGGCGTCGCCCTTTTCCATGCCCCTAGCGCGTCACTGAGAACACCCCAGCCGGGCCGATACTGATGGCTCAACGTGCGCTTGGGGAAGTAGCATCATGACGGCAAACCAACAATTCGCCCCCCCTGGTCCATGGGTCGCTCAAGGCGATCCTGACCCGTTCATGTGGGTAGACCCGTGGTTGGCGCTAGAGCGCGAGCGAAATTCGCAGCGCTACATCGGCTGGGCCATGCAAAATGCCTACACCGACCGCAGCCAAGACCGACAATCAGCGGATTGGAACAACCCTTACAATAACGCCAACGTCAACAATTCGCTTCGGGCATGGGGCAGCCCACATGCGGCGGTCGTGGAGATCCGACACGAGCTGTCCGATCCGCCGGCGCCATCCACCGTGGGAATCTTTCTGGTGGTCCTCATCTTCGTCCCGCTTTTCGTGGCCGTCGTCACGGGAGCCATCGGATGAGCGCCCCCTTCGATCCCGAAGCCCTAGTTGATGAGGTCGCGTTCGCGGTCTTCGTTGGCTCCGGCGAGGATGAGACCGCCGAGACCTTCGCGGCTCTGGACGACTACACCCTTCAGGCCTTCCGAGACGCGGCGCGAACAGCCATCCGCACCTTCACCGAGGCCGCCAATCGTCTCGGCATCCGGTTCGTCCCTGGGGGCACGATCATGGTCCCCAAGACTGAGGAAGAGGCCGCGCTGATGGCGGGCGTCGCCAAGCAGTTCATGGAGGCCCAAAAGCGCAAGCCGAAGCTGCTGGGGTCGCCGGGGTTGGTTATTCCGGGGAGGGCGCATTGATGGCTGTCGCCTCAAACTGTCCCCGCTTCGGAAAGCTGATCGGCGGCTGCAAGTTCTCGCCTCGATATGACGAGGTGCGGGCAGTGGACGCAAACGCCTCACTGATTGAGGCGATGTTCTATGCGCCGCATCGCCGAGCGCCAGCGGCACGACCCGCACGAAAGACCTACGTTCGGGATGTCTGCGAGCGCTGCGGAATGCCAGTGGAGCGCACCTGATGGGTGGATCAATCTCCCACGCCGCCCGCGCCGACATCGAAGCGGCTATCGTCAGCAGTCAAGCGCCGCAACAGCGGGTCAACTTCGTCTGCGTCAACGTCGGCCCCGCCTATCCCATGGCCTATGTCGAAATCCTCCGCGACATGGTCCTGCGCAACGCCTCCAACATGGAGGCCCCCTGCGCGTGGTTCTGCCTGACGGATCGTCCCGACGAACTTCCCGAGGGCGTCAACGCTATCCCGGCCCCGGATGATCTCCCCGGCTGGTGGGCCAAGGTCGCGCTGTTCTCGCCCGACATGCCGTGGGATCGCGGCGACCGCATCGTCTACTTCGACCTCGACGTGGCAATAACGGGGCGGCTGGAAGACCTTGTCGAGCGCAAGGGCATCATCCGAGACTGGGGATGGCCCTGCTACAACTCGTCCGTCATGGTCTGGGACCACGGCGAACACTCCGAGGTCTGGGACCTATTCGACCCCACCATCCCGAGCCGCTCGCCCGGCCCACTGATCTCCAAGGCCTTGCTTCCCAAGGGCCAGATCAACGGCGGCGATCAGGAGTGGATCACCGAGATTGGGGGGTGGGCATCGTTCCCCGCCGACTGGTGTGTCTCCTACCGGATGCACGCCGAGGCGTGGCCGCCGAATGCTTCCAAGGTGGTGGTTTTCCACGGCCAGCCGAAGCCTGCGGATATCACTGAGGGATGGGTTCCCAACGTCTGGAAAGTTGGGGGCTACACGTCGCTTCCGGAGATGAAGGGCGCCAACACCAGCCAAGACTTCCGCCTGGCGAATGTCAGGTCATCGGTCCAGCGCGATCTGGAGTGGTTCACAGGCTTCAAGGATGAGGGCAAGTCCATCGCCATCGTCTGCGGCGCACCTTCCATGCGTAACTGCCTGTCGGACATCAGGGCGCAGCGCCGTCGCGGCGTCCGGATCGTCAGCGTCAATAACGCCTGGCGCTACCTGACGGAAAACGGGGTCAAGCCAGACGTCCATGTCATGCTGGATGCGCGGGCTGAAAACGTGGAGTTCGTCAAGGACGCGCCTGAGGGCATCCGCTACTGCATTGCCAGCCAATGCCATCCAGACGTGTTCGATGCGCTGAAGGACCGCGAGGTCGTGCTGTGGCACAATGCCGTGGGCGACGGCGAGGAAATGCGCGAAATCCTTGCCCACTGGTGGGATGAGGGTCCGAACCAGAAGCCCTGCATCCTTGTCCCCGGTGGATCTACCGTGGGTCTCCGCGCTCTATGGCTCGCCCACTTCTCCGGCTTCAAGACCATCCATGTGTACGGCATGGACTCCAGCTACGCCGACGACGGCTCCCACCACGCCTATGCCCAACCGCTGAACGACGGCGAGGAAATCCTAGAGGCCGCGCTGGGAGACAAGCGCTACGCCTGCGCCAAATGGATGCTCCGGCAGGCTGAAGAGTTCAGAACGACGTGGTTCGACCTGAAGGCCGAGGGCGTGACCATTCACGTCCATGGAACCGGCTTGGTCCCCGACATCGCGCGGCTGTTGCGCCAAGAGGCGAGGGCGGCCTGATGGTCGATGACGGCTACTATGCGCGGCAGCCCCTACTGGCGAATATCAACGGCCTGTGGTGGCCGGCTGACGACCGCGACGCCCGGCCCATCATCACCCACGACTGCGATCCGGCGATCAAGGCCATCCTGCCGCACATCCAAGGCCGCGATTGTATCGTCCAGGCCGGGGCCAACGTCGGGACGTACCCGCTTGCCCTGGCGGACCATTTCGCCTCCGTCGTCACCTGCGAGCCCGACCCGGCCAACTACATGTGCCTAGGGCGCAATCTGGTGGCCCGTGACAGCCTAAACCGCGTCACGGCGACCTACGGGGCATTCGGCGAGGAAGCGGGCGTCTGCGCCCCTCTGGTGGTCCACCCCGGCAACTGCGGCGCCCATCGGGTGAACTTCGACGCAGGCGTAACACCGGTCATCACCATCGACAGTCTCGACCTCCAGGCCTGCGACGCAATTTGGCTGGACGTCGAGGGAGCCGAACTCCCCGCGTTGAAGGGTGCAGTCCAGACCATCAAGCGGTTCTCACCGACCATTGCCGTCGAGGACAAGGGGCTGCACCGCGCCTTTGGGATCGAGGACGGGGCGCTTCAGGCGTGGCTTGAGGCGCTCGGCTACACGCAAACAGGCCGCATCGGTCAAGACAAGGTCTTTCAGAAATGAGCTTCTCCGACTTCACCCCCGACTTCACCCCCCCGACGCCCGGCCAGCACGCCGACAACGTCATCCCGCGCTTCTACCTGAAGCCCGAGAAAAACAACTTCAAATCCGAGCGCGAGGGAAAGCCGGTCTTTGAGGACCGCGAGATGGTGGAAATCCGCGTGCCTGGCGACCGCAAGACGGAGGTCCACTCCTACGTCAAAGAGGAGCACAAGCGCCGCTGGCCGCAGTATTACGCCGCCTTCAAGGCCCAGCAGGATGCACCGACCGAGGGAACCCCGCTGTCGGAGTGGCCCAAGGTCACGCGCTCGCAGGTTGAGGAGCTTTCGTTCTTCCACATCAAGACGGTGGAGCAGCTTTCGGGGCTCAGCGATGACCAGCTTTCCAAGTGTCTGCCTATGGGCGGGTTCCCCCTGCGCGAGGCGGCCAAGCGGTTCTTGGAGCAAGCCGCTGGCTCCGCTCCCGCCGAGAAGCTTGCGGCTGAGAACACCGAGCTGCGTGGGACTATGGACGCCATGAAGGCTCAGATGGACGCCATGCGCGAGCAGATGGACAAGATGGTCGCAGCTACGGCCAATGCGGCTCCCGTGGCGCCCGCAAACGTGGAGCCTGCGCCGACCATCGCGCCGTCCCTTTCCGATCAACTGGGGACGAACCAATGACCGCCATCGAGCGCAACGTCATCCCATCGCGTGGAGCTCGGTTTTTCCGTGAGGGCGGGGAGATTCTGTTTGAGTTCGTCATCGACCCGACGAACATCATCGGCCCGCGCAAGGCCAAGGAGCGCGACTCCGTTGACCACGCTGAGGCGTGGGGCCTCTTCCTGCAAACCGTGGCTGGGGAGCCGCAGGACGACGCCAAGCCCGCCCCTGAGGCTCCTGAGGCGCTCCCCGAGGCCGTCACACCGGAGCCCGAGCCGTTCAACGGCGCGGACCCCGCCAAGTTCGATCACGACGGCGACGGCGAGCCCGGCGGCTCCAAGCCCGCCCGCAAGGTTCGCGGCCCCTACAAGTCCCGGAAGGCTGGCTAAATGACCGTCCTGTCGATTGTCTCGGCCACCATGGGTCGTCTGTCCCTGACGCGCCCCTCCATGGTCGTGACCTCGACGGACCAGCAGGTCATTCAGATGTTCGAGCTTCTCAAAGAGGAGGCTCTAGCCCTGACCGGGCGGACGATCTGGCAGGCGATGACGAAGCAGGACACCTTCATCACCACTGCCACCGAGATTCAGACCAACTCCCCGATCCCGGCGGATCTCGACCGCTTCATCCCCGACACCTTCTTCAACCGCACCCAGCAGCGGTACATGATCGGCCCGGTGACGCCGCAGGAGTGGCAGGCGCTTCAGGCCCAACCGTCGCTTGGCTTCGTCTATCTCGCCTTCCGGGAGCGGGAAGGGCAGTTCATCGTCAACCCGGTCCCTCCGGCGGGCGATACCATCGCTTACGAATACGTTTCCAGCTACTACGCCAAGAGCAGCGCCGACCAGGCCAAGGCCGAGTTCACATCGGACGATGATACGTCCTACCTGGACGAAGAGTTGCTGAAGCTTGGTCTTCGCTGGCGCTGGAAGCAGGCCAAGGGCCTGGAATACGGCCAGGACTTCGACACCTACGAGCGAGAGGTGGAGATGCGCGCCGGGAACGACGGCGGAACCCGAGCCCTCGATATCTCCGGCCTGGACCGCTACCGCTTCCCCGGTCAGCCCAACATTCCCCAGGGCAACTGGGGGCTCTAGGCGTGGCCTTCGTAATCCCAACCATCCAGAACCTCGAAAACTTCCGCAAGCAGCTTAACGCCATCTTCGTGGCGATCTTCTCGACGGCCAATTCATGGACCCAGCCGCAGACCTTTCCGGCGTCGGGCATCATCATCGGGACGGTCAAGGATCTGAGCGGAACGGGAACGCCTGAGGGCGCTGTGGCCGCCGCCGTGGGGTCGACCTTTCGCCGGACGGACGGCGGAACGGGAACGGCATTCTACGTCAAGGAAACGGGCGCAGCGACGAACACGGGTTGGGTGGCGAAATGAGGAAGGCCGTCTATCAGAACCCCGGACGCCGCCAGGTCTCCGTCGCGCGCTCGGTCTCTGCCCCCGTGGGCGGCTGGGACACCGAGTCCGCCTTGGCGAACATGCCCAAGATCAATGCCGTGATCCTCGACAACTGGATTCCGCGCGGCGGCTATATCGAGATGCGCCGGGGCTTCATCGAGCAATGCACCGGCACGGCAGATGAGGTTGAGACCTTAGTGGCGTGGCGTGGGGCGGCGTCCGGCGACAAGCTGTTCGCCTGTTCTGGCGCCAATATCCACAACGTCACCACGGCGGGTGCGCTCCCCTCTGCGGAGTACATCAGCGCCGTTTCCGCGCGTTGGAACTACACCAACTTCTCTAATGATGCGGGGCGGTTCGCCATTCTCGTCAACGGCGCTCAGGCTCCGCTGAAGTACGACGGAACGAACTTCGCCATTACGGCGATCACGGGGTCTTCCGGCTCGATCACCTTGACGCCGGCTGACCTGAAGTACGTGATGGCCCACAAGTTCCGGCTTCATTTCGTGGAGAAGGAGACGCTTAGGGTCTGGTATCTCGACACCAACGCCATTGCGGGTGCGGCGGGGCTCCTCGACCTTGGCCCGCTGTTCTCCAAGGGCGGATATCTGGTGGGCCTGGGGCGCTGGACGCTCGACGGCGGGCAGGGGCCAGACGACTACGCCGCCTACCTCACCAATGAGGGCCAGGTCGCCATCTACCAGGGGACCGACCCCGCCGACGTGAACAACTGGGCTCTGGTGGGGGTCTACAACCTGCCCAAGCCCATCGGTGGCCGCTGCATCATCGAATACGGGGCGGACCTCCTCATCGTTACGGAGGGCGGCATCTTCGCCCTGTCGTCCATTATGAGTACGCCGGTTGAGGAGCTATCGAAGAAGGCGCTTAGCCGGAACATCGGCCCGACCATCTCCGACTCTGCGAGCAGCTACGGCGCCAACTTCGGATGGCAGCCGATCCTGTATTCGGGACGCGGCTCCCTCATCATCGTCAATGTCCCGACTGCGGAACTCACGACCTCGGTCCAGTATGTCCGATCCCTCCAGGGCGGGGCGTGGTGCAGGTTCACCGGCCTAAACGCGTTCTGCTGGGAGACGGCGAACGGTCAAATATACTTCGGGTCCACGGCGGGCGTCTATCGCTGGGACATCGGAGCCAGCGACAACGGCGAAACCATCGTGGCCGACGTCCTCCCGGCCTTCCAAGACTTTGGCAACCGGACGGTCACCAAAAGCTTTGGCATGGTCCGCGCGCTTCTTAGGGCTCCGGCCATCGTGCGGCCCGCGCTCAACGTCGTCACCGACTATGACAAGAACACCATCCCGACCGCCGTTCAGACCGTCGTAACGGCGGGGGATATCGACCCCACAGACTCCGACGTGATCCGCGACGATTGGACCGGCGCAACGGGGGACGGCTATGTCGCCTCGCCTCGAATGCGCGTGAGCATTGTGGGGTCCGATACCTCCGACCGCGTCGCCGTCAATGAGGCCCTGACAGACCTTCTCGTGGTGGGGCCGGCTGGAACCGACCACATCCTCACGCGCCCAAACCTGCCGCTGGACGTCACGGTCCAGTGCATCGGCTTCGACCTCCTGTACCAGACTGGAGGGCAGCTTTGAGGCTCTTGTTCAACCAAGACCGCGCCGTCGCCCATTGGGTCGCCGAGCATATCCCGCACATGGCGGCCCATATCCAGGACTTCGGATATGGCGAGGTGTTTGGGGTCGGCGCAGCTATCGGCGTCGTGGACAAGCGCGATGAGCTGGTCGGCGGCGTCGTCTATCACAATTACGATCCGTACTACCGGAGCATCGAGCTTTCCTGCGCTGCGAGCACCTCGCGATGGCTCACCCGCGAGATGGTTGGCGGATTGCTGAGATACCCATTCACGCAGCTAAACTGCCAGCGTTGTACCGCCGTCACACCGCGCCGCGCGACGAGTGCCAGGCGGTTCCTCGAAGGTCTTGGGTTCAAGCGAGAGGGATCGGTTCGGCGTGGGTTCGGTGACGATAATGCGATCATTTACGGGCTTCTCGCCGAAGAGTGGGCGCAACACCCGCTCAATCGAGCGCGCGCATCTAGGCCGTCTGGCGAGCAGGCATCCTCACAGCCCGGCGCTCACGGCTAAGACCCTGGAGGCTCGTCATGGGTAAGAAGACCCCCGCCGCCCCCCCGGCCCCTGATCCGACCGTTGTCGCGCAGGCCCAAGCTCAGGCGAACATCGAGAGCGCTACGGCTCAGCAAAAGCTCAACATGATCGGCACGCAGGGGCCGACCGGAACGACCGGCTATCGCGCTGATGCCTCGCAGCCCGGCGGCTATACCCAATACACCAACCTCTCTCCCGCCGAGCAACAATCCTACGACCTGAGCAAGGCCGCCGAGAATGGCGCCTATGGCGTCGCTGGCCAGCAGATTGGCCGGGTTGGAGAAGCGCTCGCCCAGCCGCTTGATCTCTCGAAGCTTCCGGCCATGACCACCAGCGTCAACAGCGGCCCGCTTCAAACGTCATTCGATCCGGGGCAGGCCGTACAGGGGCAGGTGGGGGGCGACCTGAGCGCTGCGCGTCAGCAAGCCATTGACGCGGTCTACGGGCAGGCCACGAGCCGCCTTGACCCCATGTGGGCGCAGCGGGAAGACCAGACCCGCAACCGCCTAGCGAACCAAGGCTTCAGCCAGAACTCGACCGCTGCCCAGACCATGCTGGACAACGAGGGGAGGGCGCGGAACGACGCCTATAATCAGGCCGCATATTCGAGCATTGGGGCTGGTGAAGACGCCGCCAATGCTCTGTTCGGTCGTCAAGCCACGCAAGGCCAGTTCGCCAATCAGGCCGCCGCGCAAATGTACGCCCAGAACCAGGGCCAAGCTGCATTCAACAATACCGCCGTAGGCCAGCAGTTCGGGCAGGACATGTCGAACGCCCAGCTCGGAAATACGGCGCGCAACCAAGCCCTGCAAGAGCAGGCCTACGTCCAGAACCAGCCGATCAACCAATTCACCGCCCTGATGGGGAGCGGCCAAGTCGGGACGCCTCAGGGGGTGTCCTATACGCCGTCTCAGGTTGGTCAGACGGACGTGACGGGCGCCTATGCGCTCCAGCAGCAGGCCGCGCAGAACGCGGCGAACCGCTCCGCCACCCAGCAGTCGGGCCTGATGAGCGGGCTGATGTCTCTCGGCTCCGCCGCGATCCTGGCGTCTGACCGCCGGCTAAAGCGCGACATCGTCCGTATTGGCACGCGCCGCGACGGTCTGGGCGTCTACAAGTACCGCTATCTCAACGCCCCCGAGATCCACACCGGCGTCATGGCCGATGAGGTCAAGCGCGTCCGCCCCGATCTGGTGGTCAAGGGTCGTGATGGGTACATGGCTGTAAGCTATGCTGGCCTGGAGGCGGCTTGATGGCCGCCGCGCTTCCTGCTGACCTCGCGGCGGCGCTGAGGTACGGCGTCCAGACCCAACAGGCGGTTCGGCGCAGCAAGTACCTGGAAGATGCCCTGAAGCAGCTCCAGACCGATGGCTCCAAGATCACGGGAGGCTATGGGGAGTTGGGGGCGAAGCTGTTGGCGACGGCCATCCTCCAGCGCTCCAACAATAAGGCGAAAGACGCGACCCTAGAGGCGCTCAAGGCGGATCGGCAGAACGAGACGAGCTCGCTGCTTGGAGCCCTGCGCCCTCCTTCCCTGTCCCCAACGCCCGACCGGGAATCCATCGTTCCGCGCGCCCCGGAGCAAACGCCCGTCACTGAGTTCATGCCCAAGGCGATGCCGTCTGTGGGAAGCGCTCCCCCGACGCCTGTTGGAATGCCGCAGATCACCCCCGCCGTCGACAAGATCGTCCGCACGGTCTGGGGCGAGGCGCGAAGCGAGCCTCCAGAGGGCCAACAGGGCGTCGCCGCCGTCATCCTGAACCGCGCCAATAGCCGGGGCCTGACGCCTGAGCAGGTGGTCCTGCAACCGAAGCAATTCGAGCCGTGGGGCAATCCGAAGACGCGCGCCCAAATGGCGTCCCTCGATCCCAGCAGCGAGCAGTATCAGGCGATCCTTCGCAATATCACGCCCGCCCTAAACGGTCAGGACCCCACGGGCGGCGCGGACCACTTCTACAGCCCGACCGCGCAAAGCGCCTTGGGTCGCGCTCCTCCTGCGTGGGATAACGGCGCGGGCCGAGACATGGGGCGCCACAGGTTCTTCGACCTTGAGCCTAATGCTCAGGCTCGACCCCCGGAGCCTGCTGTTCCGCCGCCCCCACCGCCGCCTAACCCTAACGGCCCTGACGTGCAATTCGCGCCTCAGGAAATGCCGCAAGGTCAATTCCCTTCCGCGCCGGGTGGCTCTCCCCCGGTCGCAGGGGGCGCCGCCGCCGGGATGCCTCCCCAAGCGCAGACCCCGGCGGCGGCAAGCCCACAATGGCCGACGTGGAAGCCGTCCCAGGAGCAGGTCGATTACGTCGCCCAACTCCTGGACGATCCTCGCTATCACGACCAAGGCGTCCAGATGGCGATGCAGCTTCGCGAAAAGATGACCCAGCCCGCCGAGGCGCAGATCATCCAGCAGAACGGCGTGAGCTTCTACGTCTCCAAGACGCCGGGCCAAGGCGGTCAACCCGTCATGATCCCAGTCCAGCCGGAAGCGCAGACCCAGACCATGGCCGCGCAGGCTGCCGGGCTACCCAACGCGCCGCAGGGCCTCTTTGTCCAGCGCGACCCCATGGGGAACCTGAAGGAGGCTCCTGGGGCTCCCCCGCAGGGCTACAACGCCGGTCCGAACGGATATCAGCCGATTCAAGGTGGCCCCGCCGACCCCAACCGCGTCCAGGCCCCGGCCCAGAACTACCAATTCACTCAGGGTGGTCAGCAGCAGGCTATTCCGGGGAGCGCTGCGGACCCGCGCAATCCAATGAACGTCCTTCAGGGCTCGCAGCAGCTCCGCAGTGAGATCAAAACCGTTGTCGATCAGGCGCTCCAACTCAAGCGCAACGTCGATGCGGTGCGGACTGGCTTCGCGCAACAGAACGGCCCCGGCGATATCGCCATGGTCAACGGCCTGCAAAAGCTGATTGACGAGGGCGTGGTGCGCGAAGGCGACGTGGCGTTGCAACTGAAAAGCCAAGGCATCCTTGGCGGCATCTCCGGGGTCCAGGGCTATATGACTAGCGAGGGTTTCTTCGCCGATCCGAAAATCCGCCAAGGCATTCTGAACACCGCCAACCAGCTCTACGGCTCTCTGAACGACAACTACAAGGCCCGCGTCCAGGGTTATCGACCCATCGCCGACCAGACCTTCGGACCCGGCACGTTCGATCAGTACGTCTTCCCGCCGGAGACGGCTCAGGCGCTCGGCTGGGCGGCCAGCAATGGACCTCCCGCTCCGGACCCTAACCTCATTGACCGCAGCGGTCGGGCGCCTGGCTGGTCTGGTCAACTTCCAGCCTCCCAACTGGAGGCCGCTCGGCAGTTCAAGGGCGGCAAGCCTGGAACGGCCCAAAACCCCTATATCGTCAAGACCCCGCAAGACGCGCTCAAGCTTCCAGCCGGGTCAAAAATTCTCCTGCCTGATGGGACTATCGGAACGGTGCCGAACCGATGAGCGATCCATGGGCGGAGTTTCGGGAAGCGCCGGTCAAGAAGGTTTCCCAGGCCGTCGATATCGGAATGTCTCTCCTGTCCGGGGGCCAGCAGGGCGGCGCACAGTTCCTCGGGCTTCCAGGTGACGCCATCGCCTTCACCAAAGGGCTGATGCAGAAGGGTGTTGGAGCCGCCGAGGCGCGTGGCTTTGCCCCCAAGGGGTCTGGCGAGGTGTTGGCCAAGGCTCTCAAGGACGGCCCCGCCCAAGGTCCGATCAACATCCCGACCCCCTCGACGTTGGCGCGCATCCTCATGTCAGGCGGTGGGGCCGCTGTAGGCGTGAAACCTGAAACCATGAACCGCGTCCTGGCGGTTCTCCCGAAGGCCGATGGCGCGCCGCCCACCACTAAGGATGTCGAAACCTTCGTCGGAAACCCCAAGTACCACAAGCCGCAGACCGTTCCTGGCGAGTACGCGCGAACGCTAGGTCAATTCGCGCCAGGCGCCCTCATGCCGGGGTCGCTGTTGGTCAAGGGCGCGAACGTAGTCGTGCCGGCGCTTACGTCGGAGACGGCGGGGCAGATGACCAAGGGATCGAAGGCCGAACCCTATGCGCGCGTACTTGGAGCTCTGCTCGGGGCCGGCGGCGTGCAGCTTGCCGCCTCGCCGCGTCCTGGCGTCCGAATGCTGGCGGAAGCCGCTCGGGGCTCAACGGACGATCAGATCACCGCAGCCCAAGCCTTGCGCGAACAAGCCGCAGCTCGTGGCGTGACCCTCACGCAGGCCGAAGCCATTCAACAGGTGGCGGGTGGCTCAACCGGCATGGGCAGGCTCCAGCGCGTTCTGGAGGGCACTCAGGCGGGGTCTGAGCGCATTACCCCGGTCATGTCGCAACGGCCCGAGCAAGTCCGTGGGGCGGTGAAGCAATTTGCCGACAACATCTCACCGCCGACGCAGAACCCGTCGATGATCGGAGCGCAGGCCCAGACGGCGGCTGATGAGGCGCTTACGGGCGTCCGCAAAGGGATCAACGCCGAAGCAGATCCATTCTATAAGGCCCTCGAAACTCAGAATGTCGCGCCTGAGGTCTTGGCCCCGCTTCGTCAAAACCCGGCATATGCCCACGCCCTGGAGCAGGTTCGGAGCCACCCCATCCTGGGGGCTCCGCTTCGCAATCTTCCAGACGAAAACCTCAGCGTCATCAACGAGGTCGTAAAGCACCTCGACACGCTGGGCGAAAACGCGCGCCCCGGCCCGATGAATCCGAACGGCAACAATCAGTTGGCGGCGGCCTTCGGAGACGCGGCAGGCCAGGCGCGGCAGATCGCGGCGAGCGCATCTCCCGAATGGACGCAGGCCCGCGACATTGTGTCCTCCGGTCGCGCCGCGCAGCTTGAACCCCTCCAGCGCGGCCCTCTAGGCGCGATCTCCGCGACTGACAGCGTTCCCGGTCAAACCCGCGCCTTGTTCCCGTCCGCGCCGCTCGAAGGGGCCGCGAACGAAACCGAGCGCGCGGTTCAAATGCTCATGCAGCAGAACCCCGAGGTTCCGCCGGGCTTGATCCGTCAGCACGTCATGAACACCATGAATGAGGCGACGCAGAACCTACAGGCTGGTCCGAACCAATGGGGTGGCGCGAAGTTCGCCGCGACCATCGCCGGCAACCCTGAGCAAGCCGCCACCCTGAGGGCGGGGATTGATGCGGCGGCTCCCGGCCAAGGGGCTCAGTTTGATGAGCTGACCCGCGTCCTGGCTGCGACCGGCAAGCGCCAAGCCCCAGGCTCCATGACCGCGTACAACATGGAGGATCTGAAAAAGCTCGGGGAGACGGGCGCTCTAGGTCAGGTCGCCTCTACCGGCCTTAACCCGCCCGGCGTATTCCGCAAGCTTGGAGACGCCTTCTTCCGCTACAACGTCGAGCGCAATGCGGGCCAGTTGGCCGAAGCCATCCTTGCTGAACCGGCACGCGCGACCGAGCTTATCCGCGAGGCTCGACGTGTCGTGCCCGCTGGGCGTCAGTTGCAGCAGCTTGAGGCTCTTGCGGTTGCTGCGGGGCAAGGGCGTCGCGCCGAGACACTTCCGGCGGTGCGTCCCTAAGCGCGTTGTGAGTGGTGATTGAGGTCGCCAGCAGTCCGATCCCGATAATCACCGGCCATCGGATGCGCCGCCAAAACGGGGTTCGGCGGGCGTGATGTATGATCGTATATTCGGCGTCGATGATCTTGCCCACGGTCAGGAGCAGCGCCACGTCGAAATGGTATCGGACATCTCAGGCGTTCCGCCCGCATAGACCGCGACCTCGCCAACCGAACGGCAGTGCTCATCGGCCCATTGGAAGGCTGTGGACTTGCCCCACTTGCTATGGCTGATCGTGATGGAGAGGTCGTTCTTGCTGAGGATCTTGGCCCTCGCAATTGGGTTTCCCTTGGGTGACTCGGAGCTGGGGCCGGTGGCGCAGGCAGTCAGGGCGAAGAACGCCAGGGCCGCGATTTGAAAGACCTTCATTCGGTGAATGTCGCCCTTTCCTAGCTGAGCGTCAAGTTCGGCAGGGACGCCGCAGCCTTGGCCCACGAATTGAAGGCCAAGGCCGACAAGCGCGGGGAATAAACGGCCCAATACAACCTTGCTGTTCGTTTCGGCGTCAGATTGGGCCGTTTACTTAGGCGGCGGCCTTGGCGGGCGCGCGGGCAGTGCGGGCAAGGGCCACCAGCAGATCCCTGAATGGCGCGGGCGTCATGTTGCGCTTCCGCGTCTTGTCCTTGCCGCCGATCATCGCGACGACGCCGATGCGCCGGGCCTTCTCGTAGCCATAGCGCTCGATCATCCACTCGGGCAGGCGCTGCTCGCCAAGGGTCCAGATCAGCTCCTGGAACTCTACGCCGACGGCGTACAGCCAAGTCCCCTTGCGCGAGGCATGGCCATAATGCCCCTGCTCGACGTAGCAGGCTCGCCCGCCGAACTCGTCAGGATCGGTCCAGCCGGCGCCACGCTTGGGCACCGGCAGGCCAAAGCCGGGCCGCGTCGGGTGATCAGGGCTGTTCCAGGCTCCACTGTCGGCTGGGTGCTCGACGACGCCCCCATGGGCGCGAACCGAGGCGAGCGAGGCCTTGAAGCACCCCTTGTCATCGCCGAACTTGTACTGGTGCGGCTTCCGCGTGCTGCCGTGCCAGAACCGGCCCCATCGCTGGCAAGGCGGGTGGGCCACGACCGGATAAGGACCCTTGTAGATCCGCGCGTCGCGGGCCTCATCCCAGGGGTCGACACCAGCCACGCCGTAATAGGGCCCGTCCGTTTCAACGTAGAGCGCGGCGACGTCGGTCATTCACAGCCCCTATTCACGGCCCCATTTATACGCCCGAAACCCGGCGCCGTCTATTTACGCCTGGCCGATACACTGCCGCCTCTGACCTGGAGGGAACGGCATGGGCAGAACGCGCATGGACTACAAGCGCACGCACTTCAGCATTGAGCGCAACGCCTTGGCCCGCCTGGATAAGCTGGTGGGCGAGAAGGGCCGCGCGGCCTTCGTCCGGATGGCCATGGACCAAGCCCTCGACACTGCCGAGGCGGCCCAACGAATGGTCACCAAGGCGGCGTCCAAGACGGATTAACGGCCCAATCCTTCGTTGCAGGGTCGTGGGTGGACCGATCAGCCCTTGGGCTTGGCCCGCAGCCGACGCTTCAGCTCAGCCTCGATGGCCGTGCGGATCAGAGAGACCCGGTCTTCACCGTCCACCAGGGCGGCGTCAGCAGCGGCCAGCATCTCCGCAGTGAGCGGGAGCGTGATCCGCTTCGGATAGATCGTCGGGCGCGCCATGCGCCCCGATGTGTCGTATGTACGAGAGTCGGTCAAACCGGGTCTCTGCTCTGCGTGGGCGATAGGGCCGCCCGCATGACCGCCACAAACTCGGGCCACTCCTCCGCACGAAGCCCGTAGCCCATGCTGTCCATCTCATCCTTGCGCTTCATGAAGGCCTCGAAATAGACGAGGGCCTCAGCACGGCGCTTGTGATCAGTCGAGACGCGAGGCTCCTCGATCACATCCTCACGCCAACGGGCGCGAACGGTTGATCCTTGTTAGGCGCAGCGAGGTGGGAATAGCCCTCGGCGACAGCCAAGGCGTTCGCGATCAGCCACGCGGCTTGGCGGGCGATTTCCGCCGGGAAATCCGCCTCGAACCGCCCGTCCACGATCAGGGAAACCCGGCCATCGGCTTGCGGATACCCGGTGAGCCGGGGAATGACCCGGCCATCCACCTGGACCTTGTAGGCGGTGTACGGGCCGATCAGCATATCTTCCGGCTGCTCGGGCGCGGGGAATTGGATCACTTCGCTCATGTGGCTCTCCATTTGCAGGTCAGCGCCATGCAGTCCTGCGGAATGGCGGCAGAACACCGGCAGTCGAAATTCTCTTCGATCCAGGCGTCGATCTCAGCTTTCGCGGCCTCAAGGCTCTCGGCGTGGCCGCAGCGGTTGTCGTTGGCGTCGGGCGCTCCATCGAAATCGACGTGCGCGAAATGCCAGTCGCTGACGCGCGTCGGGATCGGCGGCGGATCGAAGTGGATGTGCCAGTTGCGGTAGGTCTCAGTCACGGCGGCTCCAATTCGTATGTACGATTGGAACCTAGAGCGTACATACGCCATGGTCAATAACGTATGTACGTTAGTTTCGGCGTCAGATTGGGCCGTTTATGTGGGGCGGGCCTTTGAAAGGCAGGATGGGCACCGGACGAACGGCTGCGGCTGCCATTCGATCTTCCAACCCGCCTTGCGCGCCATGGTGTCGCCGCCGCCGCCGCGTGGGTCTGCGAATGACTTGGAGGCCTGGCATTGCCCGCACTTCACGGTCGCGCCCCGGAAGAAGTCGCAACGGCCTTCCGACCTATGCCCGGTCATCAGGCCGGCACCTTGAACACCGAGAGGTCCTCGCCGCCGCAGGCCTCCGCGCCATACTCTTCGACGGCAGCGGCGATGGTGGCCAGATAGTCCAGCTCGTTGCCGATGGACGCGACGTGCTTGGCATCCATGAGGGTCTCGATCCGCTGGTAGATGTAGCGGCCGACATCCTGCTCAGCAGCGCCGACTGGGTCGGAATGGCCGGCGGAAATCACGGCCTGGGCAAGCTGCCGCGCCAGGAAGTTCATGCGGTCCAGACTGTTCGTGGGGACCTCGTAGGCGGGCGCAGGTGTCGTCATCGCCTGGATCACGGCGGCAATCTCCGCTTCGGTCGGCTCGCGCATTCCCGGCTCCTTCAAGGCCCCATTTATACGCCCGATAAGCGGCGCCGTCTATTTACGCCTGCCCGCTAAACTGCCGCCTCTGACCTGGAGCGACCGATGGGACGGCCACCCCTCATGATGAAGCGCACGCACATCAGCTTTACCAAGGAAGGCCTTGCCCGGCTTGACGCCCTGGTGGGCAAGAAGGGCCGGGCCAAGTTCGTCCGCGCCGCCGTGGACCAGGCCCTGGACGCCGCCGCCCTGGCCCACGAATTGAAGGCCAAGGCCGACAAGCGCGGGGAATAAACGGCCCAATACAACCTTGCTGAACGAAGTAGGGTCGTGGGGGCGCCTACGCTCAGCAGGAGTTCCAGACGCCCGCCTGAAGCCACCCGTGCCAGTGACCGACATGGTGGACCGAGGGGGACAGCGTGGGCGCTTCCAGATTGCCGTCCCACTCCCAGCTTGGTCGCTCGCCGCCCTGGTTCCTAAACGCCAGCGCGCCGGTGCGTTTGCAGCCGCAGGGGCAGATGTAGATCAGGCCGGCAGGGTATTGGTCACCAGCCTGATAATACTCGAATGCGCCGGGGAGATCAGGCTCGGCGTCGATGTCCTCGATGCGCTTCGCCTTGACGGGCGCTGTGCGAACCTCGCCCATGGCGGACTCCTTTTGTGTAGGGGCGATGTGGTCGTGGGGGTCAGGCGGTCGCGCGTGCGACCGGACACATTACGCCGCCGGCGTCAGGGCCTTCAGGACCGCCAGAAGCCCGCCGCCGCTTGCAATCACGATACCGATCAAGGCTGCGCAGATCGTGATGATCTGCCAAGTCGAAGGCATGGCGGAGAGCTTGCCCTTCATTTCGGCCAGATCGATGCGGATAGCCTTCAAGTCGCCGCCCACCTCTTTGCTCTGGTCTTCAAGGCGCTTTATGCGCGTTTCGATATCGCTCATGTCGCCTCCATCCCCCCCGCCGCCCGTTGGGCGCTTGATAGGAACCCCTATTTTCGCCTCGCCGGCGCCCGGCCGAAAGTCATTCAGGTTGATCGGTTCGGCCATCCGCCACCCCCTGAGTAGGGTCGTGGGGGGCTAGGTGATCCATCCTTGGGTCCGCATCGTCGCCTCGAAGGCGTCGGCCAGGATGCGCTCCCCTGTCGCGTTCAGGTGCGTGTTGCCGACCGCGACATGCCACGCAAGGTCGTCGCCCTGCGTATAGGTTCCGGCCAAGATTAGCTGGCGCATGATCTCGTAAAGGTCGATGAAGACCGCGCCGGTAGACGCCGCCGCAGCGGCTTGGGACGCGCGGAGGGCGGCCTGGCCAGACGCTTGCGTTGAAGTGGTGTCTCCCCCGGAGGCGAAGTTCAGGTAGTGCTGGCCCATCAGGGCGATGCGCGTGACCCCCTGTCCCTGCCAATAGGTGACGATGGCTTCCAGGTTCTTCTGGGTGTCGATAGCCACCGCCGCGCCCGTTGCCGGAGCGCCCGCCGCGAGAGGCGCGGTCAGGGTGATCTGGCTTCCGGCGATGCTCAGGATTTGCGCTTGTTCGCCAGCCACGGTGATCCAGCCGCTCGCGGCGTAGCGACTGATATTGCTGGCGACCGTGAAGACGGTGTCGGTAGGGGTCGGGCTGGCTGATACTGTCGTGTTTCCAGATGCGTCGTTCGTGCCGCCGTAAATGTTGGCGATGCGGGGAGCGCCATAGGCAACCGTCTGGGCCACACGATTGAACATCTGCGCCGTGGTATTGCCGCTGACCCCGAAGTTTCTGGGAAGCCACTGGCGATAACCCAGGCGGCCCGTAACAACCTGCGGATAGAACTGCGCCTGCGTCACCCCATACGAGTTGTTCAGAGTGTGACTGTCGCCCAGTGCGGCCAGCGCGAAGGTCGAGACCGGGAAGGGCAAGCCCGCCACCAGCGCGCCAGGTTCGACGGCCCGCGCCAACACGACAAGGGAGCGGACGCGACCCTTCATAGGCGAGGCGTTAGCGCCGTTGCCTGTGCTGCTCGCGGTCCCGCCGATCCCGTGATAGTTCACAAGCGAGGCGGCGGCTGCGAGGGCTTCCGTGCGGGAGGCTTCAACCAGACCGTTGATGCCGATAAAGCACCCGTCAGGGCCTGCCGAGGCGACAAAATCAAACCACTGGTCCGCGACGATGGCCGAGGTCGCCGTCGTGTTTCCGCTGGACCCGCCAAACCCGGCGAACAAAGAGAGCTTATCGGCCCCCGATCCGACGAACATGGCCAGCGCGTCGTTCCCGCCGGGGTCGATCTGGTGCAGGAACCGAGCGGCGCCATCCGTTGCCGTGTCGAACTTGATCTGCCCCGCAATCGTGATGGCCGTGTTTCTATAAGGCCAGTCGGCGTTCGCCATCCGAAGGAAGTTGGTCGCGTCGAGAGCGACGCCATCGGGGCCTGCCGTGATTACGCCGTTGACGTACAGCTTGTTTGCAAACTGCCCCAGGAAGTTCTTGGCCGGGGTCGCGGCGAAGTTGACCCGCATCTGACCGCCGATGAAATCGACGGCATAGCCATCGTCTCCCGCAAGGATCAGGCGGTTAACGCCCCCCACGACCTTGGGTGGGATGTTGGTGCCCATGGACGACCAGTTGTAGGCGCCCTGACCGGCTGCATAAGCCTGCATTGCGCCGTTTAGCTCGGTGTAGGACGCGCTGAGTTGATAGTTAATCCAGGCAAGAAGGCGCTCATCGAACGGTCCCAGGGGGATGTCATCGAGCGTGAAGGCTGCGTGCCAATCCCCTTCGTAGGACTCGGCGGTGTCGGTATAGCTCCGAATCGTAGCCTGTCGGGCGCTCTGGGCGGTCTGCGGAGCTACCGCCATCACGCCGCTCCTTGCGGGTAGGGATCGCGGTTGATGGCCACGAGTTTGAGTTGCTGATCGCCCTGCCGAAGCTGGAGCTCTTGGGCATCAAGGGCTGCACCCATCTGGGCGCGTTGGGTTTCTCCAGCCTGCACCATCTGCTCGGTCTGCTGCTCGATGGCGGCGACCTGAACGGCGGTCTGATCGACCGGAGGAGCGGCGGGAGCCTGTCCAGGCGGTGGCGCTTGAGCGGCTTCCTTGACGAGCTTGTCGATGGTGGAGTCGATGACGTCTTCCAGCGTCCGACCGGCCCGGAAGCGACGCAGGGCGAACTTGATCATCTCACCGACCATCGGCGCGATAGCGGGCTGGGCGATGATGGCCGGACCCCACTGCTGCACGAGGCTACCCAGAGCGGAAAGAAGCTCGACAGTCCGCGCCTTCTCTTCCTGCTCGTTCGGCTCGATGGTGCTGTCGGTCTCGATATCGATGCGGAACTGACGCAGGGCGTTGTCCTGCAACAGCGCCTCGACATCTTCCCAGGTCGGAGAGGTCAGGATCTCCTGAAGCTCCTCGGGGATTTGCGGGGGAGCCATTGGCGGGCCGCCGTTGTGGCCCATGGGGGCCTGTGGTGGGGCGCCCGGCTGGGGCGGTTGCATGGCTTGGGCTTGCGCGGCCTGAGCGGCTTGCGCTTGAGCCTGAACGAACAGTTCCTGGACTTTCAGCTCGGCCTGCTGCTTTTCAGCATTGGTCGGAAGCTTGACGCCGCTCATGGCGCGCAGCGTGTCGGCGCTGAACTTCTCGGCGATCACCTCGCCCTTGATGCGCAGAATATCGCGGGCGAACCGCTGCATCTCGATTTGACGATCTCGGACGCGGAGCGAGCCCCACTGTGCCTTGATCCCCTGCGCCGCCGCCGTCTCACGAGGATCTGACGCGCCCCGCAAGATGTCGGCGACGCCCGTGATCTGGTAGACGTCATTCATCAACTGCTGGCGAGCCTGGACGCAGGCCTGAAGCGCCTGGACCATCATTGTGATCGGGAACCACTCAATCTTCCCGTTGATGCCTCCGCTGTCCTTGAGTGATTGCCACTCAGGGACGGGAATCATGACGTTGGTGTCGGCGTTCAGGAGGTTGTTCAGGTTGGTCTTGATGTCGCCGGCATAGAAGCCGCGAACCTTCAGGGCCTTTTGGAGGACCGCGATCCGCGCCGTGAGGTCGTCAATTTCCTCGGCCTGGTCCTGGTAGTAGACGTAGTCCGGAACCGGCAGGGTGGAGTCGTTCGCCGTCGTGCCCAGCAGAGGTCGGGGGCACGGGAAGAAGCCGTCAAGGCCTAGGGGATCGTCCCGCTCATCAAGCGGACCCTCGCCATAGGCCTTGCTGATCCAGTAGGCCTTCTTGCTGGCCTTATCCCAGATTTCGTAGACGGCGGCCTTCTTGTCGATGCTCTCTTCAATGCCCCGGCTCGTGGTCTTCGGACCCCAGTCGAGCGGAACCTTCTTGCCGACTTCCTCGCCGAAACGGTCAATTAGTTGGTTGCGGTCGAGATAGACTCGACGCCAAACGTAGGGGACCTCATCCCAGGTCCGGGCGACGCCAGTCCCGAAGTCTTCCCAGTTCACGTAATCGGTGATGCTCTCCTCGAACACCACGGGTTCATATGGCTCGCCCTCGGCGTAGAAGCCATTCTCAGGGTCGCCTTTGACGCTTTCGGCCTCATAGGCGTTGCCGTCTTCGTCGGTGTAGCTCTCCACGTCCTCACCGTTGGTGACGACTTGGAGGGGGATTTGCGGGATGACCTGGGGGCCGTGGGTCGGGACGTAGCGTTCCCAAGTCTGGCCTCGCCCGATGAGCACGAAGTCGAAGCTTGTGGCGCGAAGCTTGCCGTCCAAGTCCTGGCGGTCAACGCTGTAGCTCAGGCAGCGCTCGATGATCTCCGAGGCGATCCGCGCAACCGGGTCTGCGTCCTTGAAGCGGCGAGAGACGACGGGCTGCGGGGGGCGGGCGTAGATGGCCGGCTGGATGGTCTGGACGTTGGTCCAGAGCATGGCAAAGCGCCGTACGGCATCGTTCTCGCCGTGGTCCTTGCGATACCTTCGGACGATCTTCTTCGCGCGGTCAAGCCACTTGCGCTGGGACTTCTCTGAGACCCCGAGTTCCGCGATCCACTTCTGAGCGCAGGACGCACGTCGGCGCTGATCGCGCTCGGCTTCTTCTTCGGGCGTGAGTTCGGCTGCGACCATACCCAGATGGTACGGCCCTGAGGGGCTTTCTCAGCGGAACGCTGCCCTGTTGTGGCGGGTGGAGCCGGGGTGGGCAGATGACCTAAGTCACCCGCCCACAGACGGGACCACGACATGCGTTGACGTGCAACGCCCCGCCTTGCGCCACCATGCCTGCCACACCTAACCCCGCCTAGACCGGCGTTGCCTTACCTCGCCTGCCATACAACACCACGCCTCGCCTAAGCTTGCTCCGCCTTGCCTGCCGTACCTGGACCAGCCTCGACTGGCCTAGCCATGCCTGCCTTGTCAGGCCTGGCCTTGCCATAGCGTGCCGTGCGTCGCCATGCCTGCCATGTTTCAGGGCCTATGTGGCGCCCCGAGCCTCATCGATTGCGGAGAAGATTTTCGTGATGAATTTGACAGGCGCACGGGTGTCGGAAGCCATCAACCTGCTCGGCGAACACGTTGACTTGCGCGAACGGACCGCCCTGCTGGTGAAGACCAAAACCGGCGTCAACAGCCTGCGCTACATGCCCGACCACCTAGTGGAGCGCATCCGCGAGCTGGGACTGACGCCCGGCCAGCGGGTGTTCCGCTACACCTCGCGGTTCTCCGTCAATGAGCGGATCTTCGCCGTGTGCGAGCGAGCGGGCCTGCCCTACAAGTCGAGCCATACGGTCGGGCGCCACGCCTTCGCCACCAATGCGCTGAACGCCGGGGTCGGGGTGCGGGTAGCCATGGACGCCGGGGGCTGGAAGTCTTCGACCATCTTCCTGGAAACCTACGTCTCGACCGTCGACGCCGGGCGCGTCGTGCGTGACAAGTTCAACGCGATCCACCACAGCGACCAGTTCTAGTCGCTATCCGCTGAGAAACACCCTCGCGGCCCTATCCTCGGACCATGGCCGAGAATCCTAGACCCCAGCCCCACCCAAACCTCAGCCCTCCGGAGTGCTTGAGACACCCCGGAGGACCCAGCCCCGAGCGGGGGGCCGACCTGTACAGGCGGCCCAATGCAAGCCCTCAGACGTTTAACATTTGATGGATTTGAAACCATGACCAAGCCGACCCCTGACGAACTTGTCGCCCAAGCCGCAGCCCTCTTTGAGGCACTTCACGCCGCCGTGGAAGCCCATGAAGACGGTCCCCTGAAGCGGTACGCCGCCAAGCGGGTGAACGCCGCCCACGCCCTTCTGGAGGACGTTCACGAGAAGGCGTCTGCCGGCGGCGTCTCGATCATGTCCCCAATCCCCAAGCCGCAATAACTGGCCGTGGGGTCCGAATGGGTCACTCCCGCCAGCTTCGCCGTGTGCGGGCTGGTCTACCTCCTGAGCCGCATGATGCCTAGGTCTAAGGCCCGTGCCGACGCAGAGGGGATCGCCCTGGCCATTACGGTGTCGTGCGGGGTCTACACGACCCTCTACAGCACCGGGACGTGGCCCGAGAACGTCCGTCTGTTTGCCCTCACAGACCTTGCCTGTGGCCTGTTCATCCTATCCCGGTGCTTCTTCCTCGGAAAGGATGGGGAGATCGTTCAGGACTGGGCGCCATACAAGGTCGTCCTCCTGGCCCTGTTGTCAGCCCAAATCGGGTGGCACGCGGGCTTCTGGTTCCTGCGGCCCACCAATGCGCCAATCGGTAGCATTGATGTTTACTACGCGCTCGGATTGAGCGTGCTAGGATTTGGTCAACTCGCTGCGGGTGGCTGGCCGGGGGCTCGCGATGTTGAACGCCGCATTCGCGCTTTTGTGCTTGGTGGTCCTGCTGATCGCCATCAGGCGGGTGCGGTGTGATGGATCTCAAGCACATCGAGGACATCGCGGACCTCAGGGCCAGGATGAAGGCGATTGAGGATGACAGGCTTCCCGAGCGGATCGGCGCCCTTGAGAGGTTTCAGTCGGTCATGTCCACCGGCATTTTCCTGATCGGCGTTCTGATCGGGGCTCTGCGGGATCAGATCATGAACCTGTTTCACATCAAATGATCGGCTTAATCTGGCGGGCCATGCTGTCTGCGGCCCCGGTGAAAATCTGGGCGCAGATCGGCGCGGCGATGGCCCTGACGCTGGTCATGGTCGGGTTCGGGCTGGTGATCTGGCTTGGGCCTTGGGTTCCAGCTCACCAAGCCCAACAGATCGACTGGCTGGGCTACGGGATGGTTTCCGCCGCGCTCCTGACGCTGGTGGCCCTGGCTGCGATTACCGGCCTGAACATCAACTTCAAGGGCGGCAAGGATGGGGTGTCTGGCTCCATTGATCAGGACGCTCCCGCCGTCGTCACCACCACGACAACGGAGGTGGGGAAGGGTTAGGTGGCTGGCGGTTCGGCGCTGAAAAGCCCGACGAACTCCCGATAGGTCGCCTCCACATCCAGACGGCCATCTTCCGTGCAGATAATCGACAGGATTGCGCGGTGAGCTAATCGCCCCGCGTCGGTGACGGGCCGCCAGTCTGGCCCCTCTGGAAACGGCACCACGTTGTCCATCTCGTCCTCCTAGGGTGTGAAGCGGGCCGGGCGCTAACCGACCGCAATCCAGGCTGGAATCGAACCGGCGACCTTACCCTCTCAGGGCACGCTCTATCCTGCTGAGCTACTGGATGCGCGCCCAGGCCGTTGCCCCGGTGCACCAAGGCGCGAGCCAGCAACGCGCCGCTTCACTCTTTGATAATCCCCCAAATCACCATAAGATTCAAGCATCAAGGGGCGTAAATGACCTTCACCCTCAGCACCCTTTCTCAGTCCCGCCTCGTTGGCGTCGATCCCAGGCTGGTCGCCGTCGTGAAGCGGGCGATCCAGCTTTCCACGGTGGACTTCATGGTCGTGGAGGGGGTCCGCACCGCCGCGCGCCAGAAGCAGCTCTACGCCCAAGGCCGCACGGCCCCCGGCAAGAAGGTGACGTGGACAATGAACAGCCGTCACATCGACGGCAAGGCGGTGGATCTGCTGCCGGCTCCCTATGACTGGAAAGACCCCAAGGGCTTCGACGCCGTGAACCGGGCCATGATGCAGGCGGCGGGTGAGCTTGGCGTCGGCCTGCGCTGGGGGGCGGATTGGGA